TTCTTCTGCTCAGTCGTCTTGTCCCCTGACTTCATATCGCTCCGTTTAGCCGATGGTCAGCGCCCCGTCGATTCCAATCTGAATCTGCGCCGAAACGAACCCCTCGACCGGGAACGACACGTCGCGCTGGCGAACGAGGCCCGCGCCGCCAAACGTGCTACCAAAGGTAGACGTGCGGATCGGGTCGAACGTGAACGCAGCCGTCGCGCCCGGAACCAGCGCGTTCAGGAACGCAGCCGGGACGGGTGACGCATTATCCAGCAGGAAGTTCAGCGTAAAGCTGGCGGACGGAATACCAACGATTTGGGCTTTGTAGGTTTGGCCGGAAATGGCCTGTTCGGTGATGTCGGCGCTGGATGTAAACTCGACGCTGGTGAGGCCGTCAAGCCCCCAGGTTCCAAACGTCGCAATCATATCCTTGCCGTTAAACTTGCTCATGTTTCCCTCGCTTTCTTTAACAGAGCGGTGGCGGCTCTTAACTCGTCCCCGCTCAAGTTCGGTAATGCCGATTCCAATAGTTCAACCAGTTTGTCGGCACTCATGCCAGTCGGCGTGCGCGAATTGCGCCACTGGTCAAACTCGTCGTACCCGTACACCACGGAGCCGACATGACCTACATGCGCTCCCGCGTCTACGGCGACTCTGAAACCGAGGGAACCTGCCCTACGGCAAAAATTAACGTCCTCTCCTTCTCCGCCTTCACCCCACTGGACGAATTGGGTGTATCCTGGCCCCCATTCCTCGTCCACCATCGCCTCAAGTACCTTGCGACGAATCAGCGTAAAGGCAAATCCGGTTCCATCTGCCGGGAGTGTTTCCCCGACCATGACTTCATCCACTAACAAATTATAGTATAGTCCGTTCAACGCATCTGGCAAGTCCGGTTGCTCACCCAGACGCAGCAGCAGAGCGCGAGGTGGCGGGACGCGCTGTGTCGCCAATGCCGATACGATGTCGAAGCGCCAGTTGTCCTCATGGTCGCGCATCTTCTCCAACAGGTCGGGCGGAAACGTCATGTCGTCGTCCAGCAGAAGCAGCGTGTCGCAGCCGGATTGCAGGAAGCGCCGCATCAGGGTCGATGCCGCCCAGTGAGACGGCGTGCGAACGGCAGGCTCCAGCAGCACATCGCCGTCGCGGAGTCCCTGGCGCAGCAGCCGGGCGTAGCAGCCGACGAACGACGCTTCGGGATGCGTCAGGCGCACGCCCACCGCGATCTTGCCGAACCCTTCCGGCGCGTCGTGGTTGTAAATCTCGCCGTTGGCGGCAAAGGTCGCGTACTCCGGGCGCACCACGTCTCTGGCGACGGTCAAGGTCTCGTCATAGCCCAGGAACCCGGCCAACAGCGTTACCGCTGCGTCGGGATATTCCACCAGCGCCTCGTAAGACACGACTTCTATCTTCTCCGGGGGAAAGTTCTCCCGCGCCCAGGCCAAGATGCGCTCCTGCGCCTCAACCTCTATGCCGACCCGCGTCTTGGCATCGGCGTACTTGACCCCGTGGGTCATCTGGTAAGAGCGGATACGGGCCTCGGTATCGCGGGTGACGAACAGCAGGCGCGGCTGGCGCTTGAAAGCCGACAGGAACATAACCGCCATCTCGTACTGCGGCCAGATGCGGGTTCCCCAATGCGGCTTGTGCTTCATGTCCCGACCGGCGACGTAGTTCCGCGCTCCCATCTCGCCCTTCTTCACGCGCCGGGCCAAGTGGTCGTCACGAAAGTAGGCCGACACGTTGGACTCAAAGGACGCGGGCTTGTCGGGCATGGTGTAGCCCATTGCGTCCACCACGGCGCTGTAGACCGCCGCTCCCGACCGGCTTCCGCCGACTACCACCAGCGCGTCCTGCGGTTCGCTCCACTTCTCCAGGTAAATAGTCTCACCCAGCAGCCACATCTCCTGAAAGTTATCGGCCCGCCCGAAGGTGGAGTGCGGCTTGTAGTGGTTGAACACGCAGCCGTCATAGACGCCAATTACCAGCCCCGCGTTGATGGCCCGCTGGCACATATCGTTGTCCTCATGGCCGTAACCGACAAACCGCTCGTCCAGCATCCCGATTTCTTCAAAGACGCTCTTGTGGATTGCCACAGCGGTAAATGAAATGTGGCCGGGCATCAGGCGGATGCTCGACGGCGTGACCTGCCGCTGGTCGATGACCCCGGACGTTCCCCGGATGGCGGCAGAGATGATCGGCACGGAACCTTCCCGCTCCACGATCTGCTCCAGCACCGACAGGCCGTGGTCGGTCAGCAGTTCGGTGTCGTCGTTGAGCAGCATGAACGACTCGTCCAAGTCGTAGACCACCCGGATGCCCAGGTTCGTCCACTTGGCGAAGTTGAACGGCTTGGGGGCCAGTTGGATGATGACGTTGGGATACAGGGCCAGCAGGCCGTCAAAGATGTCGGGTTCGTCGGTGACGATGACGGTCTTGTTCAGGAAGGACGGGTTGCGATCTTCAATCGACGAAAGACAGGTGAGGGCCAGATTGGGGTCTGACGAGGGGATAATCAAATACATAGCTATACCGCGCTGTAGGCTATCTCAATACTGATGTCGATAATATGGCGAAACATATTGGGTAGGCCCGTGTCCAGTTCATCCACGGTGTAGGGCAAGTCCATATCAATGCGGGTGTCGTAGACTGTGCCATCGACCGACCAGCGGTGGAGACCGGCCAGTAGGGTGGCCCGCAAGTCCAGCAGGTCGGCAAAGACGGAATGGTAGATGTCGATCTGGAAGCGGTAGCGGTAGGTGTCGTTACCACCACTTACCGCCCGCCCGTCGCCACCGAAGATTTGGGAGTAGACGAGACAGGGGAACACGGCATCGGCAGGCAGGGACATGGCGTAGATCGCCTGCACGTCCGACCCGGCCAGCGCCGTCAGCTTGTTGTAGACCGCCAGGGTCGCGTCACTCATATCATGCCCTTGATAATCTTAGCCACAATTCCCGATAACTCCGGCGTGACTTCTTCTGTGGAAGGCCGCAGGAACGGGAATTGCACATGCCGCTTGGCAAGCGCCGTAGTGAATCCCAACTCCAGATACTTGGCATAAGGACGCGGCAGGCCGACGCCAGCTTCCACCGTCGCGTTCCCTTTTGCCGTCTGCCGCACCTGAATAGAGCCAACCAACCCGCCATACTGAGATGCCGGAAAGCCACCGGACACACCGGCAGAGCGGGAATACTGTATCCAGTGTCGGGGAATCAGGGGGGAGCGCCAGATCATGCCACTCTTGCCGGTTTGCAGGTTCTCAATGGTCTTTTCTCGTACCCGCTCGGCCATCGCCTTTGTTGCCGGGCCACGAGCAGCTTCCATGTTCTCGCCAACCTTGCGAACACGTTCCAAAATACGACCGTAGTCAGAGATGTTGGCGTTGATACGAAATTCGGTCACGTTACACCCCCGTCCGGCGCAGGTTGAGAATCAGGCCGTAGATGGTCAGTTCCTCAAAGCCCTGCACGTCGAAGATTTGCGGCTCGGCCAGCAGTTCGCCCCACTTGTGGGTCAGCACCACCCGGTCGTCGGTGTCGATCTCGCCCTTTGCCGCTTCCGGCATCCGAGCGCGTACCAGGATTTCGCTCAGGGTAATTGGCGCACGGTCGCCCCGCTCCACCTCACGGCTGCGAAACTTGAACGGGCTGTAGGCCAGTCCCGCCTGATAGCTCGACGCGGTGGCAAAGGTCGCCACCACCTCGCCATACGTGCCGGTTGTCACGCCGCGCCGCAAATGTACCAGCGTGTCGGTCAGATACCGCTCGTTCTCGTGCCGGATGTGGGAAAGCTCGTCATTAGAGATCATCGGGTTCCCCCACTACCGCCTCGCTGCCAAAGCCATCGGTGCGGATGAATCCACCCACGACCACGCGGTTGGAACCAAGCAGGCTGTCACCTACATAGCCGTACTGCTTGCGCCAGCGGTCGGCGTCCTCGGCATAGCCACGGGAGATGTGGCTGCGTGACAGGCCGAATTGGTCAGATTCCAGGTTAGGGAACTTGCGCCATGCGGCGGCAAGGCGCTCAAAACAGGCGGCAACCGCCCGCTGCCAGGAACCCTCGGCAGCAAGGATGCTGTCGATTTCCTCGTCCTCTATGTTCTTATCTTCGGGCAGGGGGCCGTGACCGGCTTCGGTGTCTTGGATGTGAAAGCGGATGCGATCCAGATCGCCACGGTGGGGTGCTTCGTAAGTAAAACTCATAGTCGCTCACCTACTACAACCTGTCGGTGCGTCGTCGTGTGGCGGTGATGACGCGCTTGGGCAGAGGCTTTTCTTCCGGGACAACCACGATCCCTTCCTCGACCCAGGTATCCCAAACGGTCGGCGGGACTTCTATCCTGGAGATAGTCTCGCCCGCCGACCGTTCAAAACCGAGTGACAGGATTTTTACGTCCTGCGTCAGTTGCCCGTTAATTAGGCTCCTGCGACCTCGTGACCGTAAATCCAGCGCCAGTCCGTCCAACCGAACGAGTAACGCATGTATCCACGGGTACGCATCTTCAACTCGTAGACGCTCTTGGGGTCGATGGTGAACTCAACCGGCACGCGATCAAACCAGTGAAGGGAACGCTTCATCAAAGAGCTATCCACCATAAACCAGTTGGTCGTGTCGGTCAGGTACTTCCAAACAACCACGTTCCACCGCTGCGAAGCGGCGTAGTTGAGATCGTTGTTCGCGCCACCGGGGGCTTGCGGCGTGTTCAGCGCCACGTAAGCCGTGGCTTCCAGCGCCGGGGGAACGATGATGGTGTCGGGAACCACGCTCATGTGGTTGCCGTTGCCGTCCTTGAACGCACCCATCAGGCCGATGGTCGAGGCAACCGAAGTCGCGCTCAACGCCGTCGAACCCGCATTGCTTTGGGTCGTGGCGTTGGTCGGCAGGTACGGGTGCGAACCGCACAGGGCCACGCTGTCACCACCGAGGTAGGACGATGAGAAAGCGTTGTTGAACACGCTTGCGCCATGCTTCTCGCGGGTGCGGGCCGCAGACATACCCATCATGCCTACCGTGTTGGTGATCTCACGGTACTTGTTGTCATCCAGGAAGCGGCGCTCGATTTCGACCGCCTGCACATACTCCTGGTGTTCAATCCGCGCCGTCCAACCGCGCACCGGCTCTACGTACTCAATAGCGCCCTTGTAGGGGAACCAGTCACGCAGGCCGTGGATGTCGGCAAATTCCTCATAGGCGGAATCGGACGACTGCACATTGAACAGGCGAGGGGCCATTGCCGAACGGTCGATCTCAGCACGCCCTTCATCGAACTTCACGCGCAAACCGGCTTCGAGAAGTTCGGGCCATTTTTCGTTAGTTAACATGCTCATGGCTTAACCTCTCTTATCCAATCTGAATGTTCGTAAAAACGACATAGCCCACGGCGTAGGACGCATCATGCGGATCGGTGCGTGCTTCGACCAGCGCCAGGGAACCATTGGTGGCGTCGTTCGCATCCAGCCAGCGGGAATTTACAATGTCCTGCGTGCGGTCGCCAATTGACGCGGAATAGGTGGCGGCGTCCATCGAGCAACGCCACACCTGCGAACTCGTGAGAATCGCGGCTTTCATCGAGTCACCGTCCGAACCCGTTGTCCGTCCTTCCTGCATAACCGCAGCGACGGTGGACACCGTGTTGGCCGCTTTTACGAGCTTGCCACTTGACAGGACGACCAGATCGCCCACAGAGAACGTGCCGGTTCCGTTAACCGGAAAGTCACGCACAACCGGGGTCGAGCCGTCCAGCGAGTAGGCAAACTCAAATCCATTAGTAGCCATCGCTTACCTCTCTTTCTTGACTTCTTTCAATAAAACTTGGGGGTCGATGCCCAACAGCTTCGCCAGGGTTGCCGTATCTTCGTCAACGGCAAGGACGGCGGAAGCCCTGTCAGGTCGCGCTCCCTGCTGTCCATCGGTCTGGACAGCGGCAAAGTTCGTCAATTCAGGAGCAGCGGCATCTAGCCAGTCGCGCAGTTCAAACGGGTCATACTTCGTCGGAACTACCTTTTGCACCTTCTCCGGTAAGCGTGCGATTGCTGCTTCGTTGGCGGCTTTAAGGCGTTCTAGCTCTTGTTGCCGCGCAACTCTTTCTTTCTCTAAAGCGGATGAAGTTTCTTCGGCTTGCGCCATCAGCGCGTTGATTCTGGCGTGTTCGGCTTCCAGGTCAGCATCCCGTTGGGCCAGTCTCTCTTTTAACTCGCGGTTTTCGATGCGTCGGGCGGCGTTTTCACGTCGCAATGTCCTGGCGATCTTCTCGTCAATTACCGTTGATTCATCGACAGGGGTATCAACAACGTCATCCAGTTCGGTCGTTTCTACATCACTCATTTCCTTCTTCCTCTACTACCACCATATTTTCGCCAGCACCGCAGGCCGGGCAACCCTTCTCGGCTAAGGCACGGTCGCCGCTTGCGACAGCCCATTGCCAGCCACAGAGCTTGCACTTGGCGACATAACGACGCTCATACGCCACGAGATGAAACCTTAAATATTTCATCACATTCTAATTTAGCGACCGTTTTGATTTCTGTCAAGCAGGGGAAACACAAACGCCCCGTGTTAGGGGGCGCTTGTGCCAACAAAAGGAGAGTGAAGGAGAGAAAACCAACAACTCTAGGTCATGCTTTTTAGTTGCTCGGCCAGTCCCGCTTCGCGTTTCTGCGCCAGAGCCAGCTTCTCCGCATCCAGCGTGTTCTTCAGCCAAACGGTGTCAACTTTCGCCGCACCCCAATTGGCCTTGCCACCTTCGTTCATTAGCTGCCCGATACGGGCCTTGCGCTCGGCCTGTTCCGGGTAGAGGGCTTCCCACTCCGCCAGAAACACTTCCGGGGCGATGCCGTTGGGATCGACCTTGACCGGCGCGGGAGCTTGCGGCGGCTTCTGCTGCGGTTGGGCATCATCGTCGCTCTCAGTCGAAAGCAGCAGCAGGGATGTCAGGGCGTAGCGCCGCAGATAGGTGATGAGCTTGCCCATCGCCTGTGCAATAGAGATGCCCTTCTCATGGGTGTACGTGCCACCACTGGTCGTCTCAATCCACTGGCCGCTGGCGACATGCCAGATACGGGTCGTCAGGGTCAACCGGCCAATCACGGCAGGCTCAATCACCTTACCGTACTTCGCGTCCATCTCGAAAAACGAAGCATAGTCAGTCGTCGTTTCACCTACAGATTGTGTAATCAACAACCCGTGCTTCGTTAATCCCGGTTCAATCGCGTCCAGCAGGTCATCCAACTGAACGTACTTGGCGGGCTTCCCGTCCCCAGACTTCAGGAATGTATTGACCCCTTTCTTAACGATAGGATCAAAATCTTCCCGTACCGCCAGCAATGCGGGCAGTAGCTTGTCAACCTGTTCGCTCGTGTTCATGTGTTCTCCGTACTAAGTGAGGTTCCCAACCATGACCGGCAGGGGCTAGAAAGGATCGTCCTCGTCGGCAACAGAAGCCGGGGCCGGAGCGTTGCCGCCGCCGTTCTCACCGGCAGGAGACAGGTACTTGACTGTCTGCGCCGTGATCTCAAAGGAAGCGCCGGTTGAGCCATCTTTCTTGGCGAACGTAGGCGGGTTGCCACCGGCATCGCTCTTGAGCGTGCCTTCAACATAGACCAGCTTGCCCTTTGACAAATACTGGTTGGCGTTCTCGCCCTGCTTACCCCACACCGACACGCGGAACCAAGTCGTGTGGTCGGTGTAGTTGCCGGAAGCGTCTTTCTTCCTGTCACCAACCGCCACGTTCAGATTAGTGATGGCCGTGCCGTCAGGCATGTAGCGCATTTCCGGGTCACGAGTCAGCCGTCCGATGATGATTGTTTTCTGATACATTTTCTGTGTTCTCCTTGCGGCGCTTGCCGCTGTTTGTGATGTCTGAATTATACCACTTTTCGGCCTTCACAACGCCATTCTCACCTGTCTCTCATAATGAGAGCGAGATGAGAAAGAACCCACAAACGGGGCGTGACGGCTTATAATGTAGGCATACGAGCGACGGAGAACGATATGGATTTTGTGACGTACACCATCAGAGATTTCAAACCCAAAGAGCGCCGTATATCGACGCTGCTCCGCGTCCTGGGAGCGCCGGACACGGACTTGACTAAGGCGATTCGCAGGAGTGGCATCCGCTTCCGAGTGGAGAGCGATGCGATCCTGCTCAGTGACATGCAGGTGTTAAACTATATTTTGGCAGAGAGAGGTGAACAACAATGAACAAGTCAGAACAAGCGCAGAGTTTATTGGAACGGCTTCCGGTCATCACCGAGAACCACAAGAAGGCGCAGGCGTCGATGATCCTGGCCCGCGCCGCGCTGGAGACCGCCGAGCGCGAGTACAAGGAAGCAAAGGTCACGGCGCTGGCGCTGTCGGACGGCAAGAACGCCGAGAAGCGCGAGGCCGAGGCCAACAGCAACATCCGGGTGCTGGACGCCAAGCAGGAGTTCCAGCAGGCCCAGGCAACTTTTAACCGGGCCTACTTTGAGTACAAGACCGCCGAAGCCGATCTCATGTACATCCGGGACGCGACGGCGCTGCTGCGGGAGATGTAATGGCAAAGCAAGCATACACCACCCAAAAGAAAGACCCGTTTCGGGATACCCTGGTCGCCTTCCTTCACCTCGCCCCGTTTCTGTCGCAGGCGGATTGGGAAGCCTTTCCGCCCGGCTGGAGAGAGGCTTACGAAGCGGCCAAAGACCTGTCGGAAGATAAGTTCCGCTTTGCCAGCGACGGGCGGGCCTTGCCGAATAAGCTCAACAATGTCGGCATCTACGGGGCGCTGGAGATTATGTTCAGGATCGGCGCGTTGTTGAACAAACAGGAGAAAGGCAATGGATAAGACAATGGACATGCTGCTGGACGAGCGCCGGGAACAACGCCGGTTAGAACACGAGAAGGCCCGCAAGCGCGACCCTATTCTCGCCAGATTCATTGACGAGCGGCCCCAGGATGTTGCGGTTGTGTCCTACAAACTCAGCGACATGACCGGCATGATCTACGTTACTCTGGAAACAGGGGGAGACGAGGTAATGTTCGAGTTGGTTTACAACATCCCGTCCGAGGTCGTCCACATCAACTACCATCATTTCAAACTCAGCAGCACGACACCTGCCGAGTTCTGGCAAAACCCGAAGGTGCTGGACGCGATAATCGAGAGTTCACGACAGTTCAAAAGATAGCCCGGTGGACTGAGATACCGCCGGATGAGGGAGGATAGAGTAATGAAGTGTATTGACTGTGGGTGTGAAGAAGAAGATAATAATGTGATGTATATCGGGATGCGTGGCCCGGCCCATATCAGATGGCCCGATTGCCTAGCCGCCGCCCTATACCGCGCCGAAGCCGCCGAGCGCCGCGTGGCCGAGTTGGAAGCGCGGCTAGCGGCGTTACAGGCGCAAGCGGTGGATTGGGATTGGCAACCGACCGAACAGGAGTGGCGGTCGGTGACGGAACTGCCAAAAGAGGAAGACTTCTACCTAACATGGGACGGTTATGAAATAGTGGGCCGCTGGTATAGTTCGTATTATGAAGATGATGTTTTGGCGTGGCGGGACGAGTTTAACGAGCAACAAGAAGGTATTACCCACTGGCGGCCACTCCCACCCCCACCAGCGGCGACAGAATAGCCGCGATAGGAGATGTGATGATAAACCGCTTAGTCCCGATTGAACTAACAGCATTGGAGATGTTTGACTATCTTCACGACGCCGCCAAGCATTACGGCGTACTCGTTGCCACCGACTATCGCCCCGGCGAGATATGGATCACGCTGGCAAAAACAGAGTGGTGGCTAACGACGAAACATCAAAACATATGCTATTATCGGCAACTCGTAAAGCTTCCATCGGGCAGCTTTTCGCTGACATGGCCGGATAAGGGTGACAAATACCAAATGAAGCGGGTTAGCGCTAATTGCAAAATACAACTTGTCAACGAAACGGCATACCCGCCAGCGGCGACAGAATAGCCGCCTCACTTAGACAGACCCACGCGCAAGGGAACACCATGTTCTTCTGTTAATTTCACCCACAATCTCCAATCGAGTTCTGCGATAATACTATTCCGCGTCATCCATGACGCCCCGCCATTTGGTTCCGCACCACCACAATCAGCCACCAGCACGCGATACTCACGACCGCCAGGAGCGATCAGGGTAACTACATGACCCACTTGCGTACAATCGTTAGTTGCCACATACCCGGCAACTTCATACCAGTTGTGTGGCGGCTTATTCCACCACACACCGTTATCCAAGCGGTAACGCACCGTGGCCTCCATCACATTTTCGGCGTAGGCCGAGGCGTATCCATACTCTATCGTTTGTGTGTCGCGTGTGGGGGCTAACGACAGCAAAGCCAGCAGAACTACAACTGCTGTCCTGACAACTTTTTCCATCGCTCCTTCAGCTTGCGCGGGATCAGGCCCACTTCTTTCGCCACGTCCTCTATCGCCATACCGCCCTTGAACAACTCCAGCCCGCGCACCGTGCGCTCGTGCAGGTCTTTGCTGCGGGCCTCGTTGCGGGCGATGAGCGCCTTCGTGATATTGGCGTTGGGGTCAGCCCGCTGCTCTCGCGGCTTTTCTTCAGGGTGATAGGGGTGCGCCTCGTGGTACTCGCGCAAATTTGCCACTCTCGGATCGTCCGCAGGGATGTAACGCACTTCAGACTGTATCTCGTCAGCCGGACGGGTCGGCAAGTTGTAAGGTAAAGGCATTGTTGTTCTCCTATCTAGCGAAAGGTTAGGTGGCAGCGACATGAACTTAGGCATGTACGCTCTCCCACCGGAACCAGCGTGCCAATT